CTGGTCGTGTAAAAGATTTCATGAATTATTTAATTATGGATCAAATGAAAGAATACGAAGAAGAGTTTGATTCTATGTTATTTCATTTACCACTTGCAGGTTCTACATTTAAAAAAGTTTATTACGATGTGCCACTAGGTAGAGTCGTATCTAAATTTGTACCTGCAGATGAATTAGTTGTACCATACACAGCAACTAGTTTAGATGATGCAGAGTCTGTGATTCACGTTGTAAAAATGTCAGAGAACGAATTAAGAAAACAACAAGTAAATGGTTTCTACAGAGATATAGAGTTATCACCACCAGGCACTGTAGAAAAAAATGACGTTGAGAAAAAAGAGCGTGAGTTAGATGGCACTAAAAAAGTTGGTAAACAAGAATCAATGTATACTCTACTCGAGTGTCATGTAAATTTAGACTTAGAAGGTTTTGAAGAAGTTGGTCAAGACGGTGAACCAACGGGAATAAAATTACCCTACATAGTAACTGTAGAAGAAGGTAGCCGATTAGTTCTCTCTATACGGAGAAACTATGCGCCCGATGATCTAAAGAAAAATAAGATCCAATACTTTGTCCATTTCAAATTTCTGCCAGGACTTGGATTTTATGGCTTTGGACTCATTCATATGATTGGCGGATTGAGTCGTACGGCAACGGCGGCTCTCCGTCAATTATTAGACGCCGGAACATTATCAAACTTACCAGCAGGATTTAAACAAAGAGGTGTCAGAGTCAGAGACGAAGCAGCTCCTATACAACCGGGTGAGTTTAAAGATGTAGATGCTCCAGGTGGTAGTTTAAGAGACGCGTTCTTTCCACTGCCATACAAAGAACCATCACAAACATTATTAAATTTATTAGGTATAGTTGTACAAGCAGGACAAAGATTTGCTGCAATAGCTGATATGCAAGTTGGAGATTCTAATCAACAAGCAGCTGTTGGTACAACAATTGCATTGTTAGAACGTGGTTCAAGAGTCATGAGCGCAATACACAAGAGGTGTTATGCAGCGATGAAAGATGAATTTAAATTATTAGCAAAAGCAGTGTCACAATATTTACCACCAGAATATCCATACGATGTTGTTGGCGGACAAAGAAATATTAAACAAGCAGACTTTGATGATAGAATAGATGTTGTACCTGTTGCAGATCCAAACATATTTTCTATGTCTCAAAGAATTACACTTGCACAAACACAATTACAAATAGCAACATCAAATCCACAGCTACATAACATGTATCAAATATACAGAAACATGTACGAAGCAATTGGTGTTAAAAATGTGGACGCAGTTCTACCACCACCTGCACCAAGTGCACCGATGGATCCAAGTATGGAACACATAAATGCCTTGGGTGGAAAACCTTTTCAAGCTTTTCCTGGTCAAGATCACAGAGCACACATAACTGCACACTTAAATTTTATGTCAACTAACATAGTCAGAAATAATCCTGCAGTAATGGCAGCCATACAAAAAAATATTTTAGAACATATAAGTTTAATGGCACAAGAACAGGTGCAATTAGAGTTTAGAGAGCAGATGATGCAAATGCAACAAATGCAAATGCAAGCTACAATGGATCCAATGATGCAACAACAACTACAATCTTTAACAAATGAAATCGAATCTAGAAAAGCTGTATTGATTTCAGAAATGACAGAGGATTTTATGAAGGAAGAAAAGAAAATTACATCACAATTTGACTCTGATCCGCTTCTAAAACTAAAATCTAGAGAAGTTGACTTACGTGCGATGGAAAACGAGCGTAAAAAAGACAACGACGAAGCACAGATTGACCTTGCAAGAGCAAGATTAATGCAACAAGGAGAAAATTTTGATGAAAAATTAGAGCAAAACGAAGATTTAGCTAAATTAAGAGCGGGTGTAAGCCTTGCAAAGACAGGAGTTGACCAAGCTAAGGTCATGATAGAGGATTAATTATGCCATTAAACAAAAAAGGTAAGAAAATTATGAAATCTATGAAGGAACAGTATGGAAAAAAGAGAGGTGAGACTGTTTTCTATGCATCTAAGAACAAAGGTGTTATAAAAGGTGTGGAAAAAACCAAAAAAAGGAGCAAATAGTTATGATGAACTATAAAAAACAAAAAATGGTTAGCGTCCCTGAACCGAAACTAGCAAAAGATCCTAGATCTGCTACAGTTTCTAACGGTGCTGTCAATTATATTGTTCAACCTGAGCAGGTTGCAGTAAGAGGCAGAAAAAGAATGCTATCCGAAAAGAAAAAAACAGCTAGCGTAGTGTAATTATGTGGTTTAGTGCTTTAAAACTTGGTTTAAACGCTGCGACGCACATTTATAAGAAGCGTCAAGAAACAAAAATGGCCATGGCTGATGCTCAACATATGCATGCAGCTAAAATGGCGAAAGGTGAAGAAGCTTATCAAGGTAAGCTTTTAGAAGCCCGACAGTCCGACTGGAAGGATGAGGCGGTTTTATTGATTTTGTCGGCGCCCATAGTGGTGCTCGCATGGGCGGTCGTGAGTGACGATCCGACTGCTATGGACAAGGTAAAATTGTTCTTCGAATATTTCTCGTCTCTCCCTTCATGGTTCACAAATCTCTGGATCCTTGTCGTGGCGAGTATTTATGGTATAAAGGGTACACAAATTTTTAGGAACGGAGGAAAAAAATAATGTCTAAGTTCGTAGGATTAGGATACAACTTATTAAAAAATATTATCAAAGGTGGAAAACAAAAAACCACTGGCGAAGCTATTAAATCTGTCAAACCAGCCGTTCACAAATCTAAAGGCGCGCAAAAATTAGCAGAGACTTACATTAATATTGGTAAACAAAGAGGAAAAATGAAACGTTCTTTTCAAAAAATGGAAGAAGACATTGATCCTGCAAGAACTAAACTAAGACAAACTACTCAAAAAATAGCTGGTGAAAAAGTTACTGATTCTGGAATAAGTAAAGGTAAAGACAGAATTAAAAAAATGGGTGGTGGATTCATGGGTAAAAGAATGAGTTACAAAAAAGGTTCTAAGTTTCCTGATTTAACAGGAGATGGTAAAGTTACATTTGCTGATATCTTAAAAGGTAGAGGTGTAATTAATGGTAAGAAAAAAGGAAAAAAATAATGGCTGGTAAAGGTTTATACGCAAACATTCATGCTAAAAGAAAACGTGGCGGTAAGATGCGTAAAAAAGGTGATAAGGGTGCACCAACTGCAGCTAATTTTGCAAGAGCAAAACAGACAGCGAGGAAAAAATAATGGCAAGGCCACCAAAACACAGCAAAAGAGTAAAAGAAAATTTACAAAGAGCTAGATCTAATCGTATAATGAAAACAAGAAGAATGGAGAGAACAAAAAAATTTGATAAACTGCCAGATGCACAAAAAAGGGCAAGAGGCATAGCAAGAGGTAAAAAATAATGACTAAATTATGTCCTAGAGGTAAAGCCGCAGCAAAAAGAAAATTTAAAGTTTATCCGTCAGCATACGCGAATGCATATGCTAGCAAAATATGTGCAGGTAAAATCAAAGACCCGTCTGGTGTAAAAAGAAAAGATTTCAGAGGTAGTAAAGCAGAAGGTGGGTTGATGGAAGCTACTCAAAGATTAAGAAGACAGGGATTGTTAAGAGGCGGCGTAGCTAGAGGTTGTGGTAGAATTTTATCTAATAGAAAGAAAGTAACAAAGGTATTTTAATATCATGGCTAAGAATGGTCTTGATAAATGGTTTGCCCAAAAATGGGTAGACATAGGAAGTAAAAAGAAAGATGGCTCTTTCTCAAAATGTGGAAGATCAAAACAAAAGAAAGATGCAAAACGTAAATATCCAAAGTGTGTTCCACTTGCAAAAGCAAGACGTATGACAGAGGGACAAAGACGATCAGCAGTTTCTAGAAAAAGAGCAGTAGCTCAAGGAGTTGGTGGTAAACCAACAAATGTTAAAACATTTGCTAAAAGACAAAAAGCTATGATGGGTGGATTTATGGCTAGACGTGCAGGAGTTAGATAATGAGAAAACAAGATAGAATGCCTGCAAGAAATAAAAAAAACTTCAGATCAACGAAGTCTGGAGCAGGGATGACACGAGCTGGGGTCGCTGCTTACAGAAGATTAAATCCTGGCTCTAAACTAAAAACAGCGGTCACTGGCAAAGTCAAGCCAGGATCTAAAGCTGCAAAGAGACGTAAATCATTCTGTGCGAGAAGCGCAGGACAAATGAAAAAGTTTCCTAAAGCCGCAAGAGATCCTAACTCAAGACTAAGACAGGCCCGTAGAAGATGGAAATGTTAAAGGAGAAAATATGCCAATAAATGTAGTACGTAAAGGAAAAATAATTGCAGGACCTAACAAAGGCAAGACTATGAGAGAAAGAGGTGCTGAAAAAGCTAGAACAAAAAAAATGGGTGGCGGTATGATGATGCAAAGACCTGGAATGAAAAAAGGTTCTATACCACCGCAACTTAAAAAATATGTCATGGCTAAAAAGAAAAAAGCTGCGAGGAAAAAATAATGAAAAAAGCAAAAGCAAAAATAAAAAAAGTAATTAAAGGTTTAAAAAAAGCCTCTAAATTACATGCAGGGCAAGC